AGTAACTCAGGGTTCTCTACTAAATCTACACCTATTAAATCACCTATACGACGATACGTATCTTTACCTGTTAACATTATTAAGCCTCGTCCTTTGTAACGAGAGCCATCACCAAGTTCCATATTGCCCATACGTCCACCGTATACTATGTCAAATATCTGATCACCTGTAGCATCTGCAGGTAGAGCGTCTAGTCTACGTTTACGTTCCTGCATAACAGTAGATAAAGTACCATCAGCTTTTCTGTTTCTTTCAACAAAAACTTCTAATGCTCTATCTTTAGTATAACCTCTTTCAACTAACCCTGTACCAGACTCAGCTTCTACAGTAGACACAAATGCTGCAGCAGCAACAGGGTTGCTAAACGTTTCTTTTGCAAACTTTTTAACTTCATCCATGTTTGGTGTTACAGTAGTACCACTTACATCAAACATAACATTAGCATACTTTTTAGCTGGTCCTTCACCTTTCTCGTCAAGGCGAGGACTCATTAACCCTTTCCCAGGCAACTCACTTGTGTCAATAGTACCAGGATCAATATCTTCTGCCAGTTCTTCAAGAGGTCCAACATTAGTTAATTTACCTTCTTCCGTATCTGTGACATCTTTAAGCTCTCCTTCTAAAGGCTGACCAAACTCTGTTGTAGCTACTTCACGTAAGTTCTTAGCTTGTGCATCTGTCATCTCTTCACGTGTGTCTACATCTATTTCATCAAAGTAGTCTAACGAAGGTGTCTCTGTATCCTCAGATAATAAACTATCTAGCGCATCAAACTCACGTAGGACATCCTCTTTAGTACGATCCTTGTCAATCTCTTTAGCTGTAAGAACACGATCACCCTCTTCTGCGTTATCGAAGTAAGTCACGATAGCATCATACATACTTTCGTAGAAGCCTTTATCCATAGGCTCTTGTTCATCAGCAGGTTTAGCACCAATACCTGCAGGTACAGCACCTTCTTGGGATACTTCTCTTAGTTTATCTTTAGCTCTAGTCCCCAAGCTAAACATATCATAGTTAAATTCTGCCATGTTTTATTATCCTGTTACGATAGCGCCAATGATAGTACCCGCAGCTTTAGCAAACCCAGCGCTTTTAGTAGCTGCTGCTGTATCTTTAGCTGCATTGCTAATCATGTTTTGTACAGCAATGCTTGTAGCACGGTCAGCGTTATTGTTAGCTGTCTGGAATGCGAAGCTCATGATGTCACGCTCACGCTGCCATATCTGACTCATGTTTAATTCTGTAAGACCATTTATAGTACGAGCAAACTCAGCATTACTTTCATTCAGTGCGGCAGTGTTTAATGTAGCAATATTCTGTCTCCACTGTGCATTAGACTGCGCAACTACAAGACCGTTCTGTGCATTGAACAAGTCACGCTGTTGCTGTATCTCTGCATTAAATTCACGTAGAGCATTAACACTATTCACGTTAAACTGATCCATAGCATTCTGTTGTGCTGCATTGAACTGTGATGTTTGTGCAGATAGGTTAGCAAAGAACTGGTTAGTCTGATTCTCACTCTGTGCGTTGAACTGTGAAGCAGCATTCTCTGCAGCTTGATCAGTGAACATAGCTTGAATGTTTTGCTGAGTTTTGAACATAGCAGTCTGTTGCTCGTTAGACAAATTAGCCATATCCATCTGCAAGAAGTTTTGAGCATTCTGCACAGCAGCCTGTTGTCTATTGTTTAGGTTAGCCATGTCTAGTTGTGACAATGCAGCAGCCTCTGCCATAACCATAGCTTGACGGTTAGACAGGTTAGTTAGGTTCATTGTGTTAGCTGCACGAGAGTTCTCTAAGGCAATGTTCTGTTCAGCAGTAAAGTTCATATTGGCAATGTCACCAATACGTGCTGAGTTTTGTACACGAGCTTGGAAAGCTTGATCAAACTCTTGACCTAAGAATGTAGCACGTTGTTGTGCAGCTAGCATTGCACGTTGTTGACGGTTAGATAAGTTCTGTGCTTCAAACTGCGCTGTAGTCTGTGCATCCATCTGAGCGATAGGTAGCGCAGCTTCCATAGCAGCCTGTACTACAGCCTGACCTGCTAGGCTAGACGCACCTAAACCACGAGCAGCTAGTGTCTGCATCGCTGTACGCATAGACCCAGCAGCCCAAGCAGGTGTCTCCCCACCCTCAAACTGCTGCATAAGACCTTCTAGTTGTCCAGCTACAGTAGCCTTATTAGAAGGTGTAGCAGTAGCAGCTTGTACTTGTTCAGTGAACGCAGCAGCAGTTTCAGCATTAGCTACACCCGATATAAGCTCACCGTCTTCAATCTGACGTTGTACTGGGTTGTCCATCAAGATAGCGTTACCCTGTGCAGCATCAATGCCTGACAAAGATGTACCTACTTGTTGAGCAGCATCTACTTGTGCTTGTTCAGATACTGTACCTGTAACAGGTTGCATAGCTTCTGTTTCAGCCTGTACATCAGAAGCAACTGTAGTAGGTGTTATAGTACCAGCAGCAGTGGTCATAGGCATCTGCGCTTGTGTTACAGTACCTACTTGTGCAGCTTCAGCCATAGGAGCCACAGCAGTTGTTTGACCTGCAGTAGACGCAATAAAATCAGCATCTTGTGGTTGTAGCATATCTACTGCAGCTTGTGTAGGCTGCATGGTTTGCTGAATAGCACCCCGTTGCATTGCAGCTAGTTGTTCTTGATAAGGATCAGCACCTTCAGCAGCCCCAGCGCCAAGTGTTGTTACATTAGACAGGTCTGCTGCTGCTGAACTAACAGCAGGAATAACAGTAGTACCCTCTTGAGCAAACACAGTACCTTTCTGTGTCATCTTATTACGTAGTGCTGTACGGTATTTACCCATCTTAGCTGCAGCAGCAGGGTTAGCTTCTAAGAACTTCTCTAAGTCTCCACCCTTGAAGCCAAGGAACTTAGATGCCATGCTCTTCTCAGCTTCTACTAGACCACCCTCAGCCATTCCTGTAACTAGCTTATCATAACCTGGAGGTAAGTATGTAATAGGTTTTCCTGAGCCATCTACAGTTACAGTAATTCTTTGACCAAACTGATTCTCATAAGTACGTTGTCCACCAAAGCCACGCTGTGACTGTGATGTAAGGTTAGACATAGTTGTACCTGTGTAGTCAGGACGTACCTGTACTGTTTGAGGTACAGCACTTAGCCCTGCAGTCTGCAAAGGTGTACCCATAGTACCTGTCACTGGAGCTTGTGGGTACACACCTGTTGGTGTAACACCTACTCCTACAGGCTGTCCTGTTACTGTAGTCGGGGTAGGAGTGTACGGTGTAGTAGGTGTAGGAGTATAAGGTGTTATGGGAGCGTAAGGTGTTGTTGGTTGTTGTGCTTCTTCAGTTGTTGTTGTATCTACAGGAATAGCAGTAGGTGTTTCATCGTAAGTAGGTTCTGGTGTAGCTACTGTTGTAGTTCCAGGCACTACGTCTTCAGGTTTAGCTGCTTCAGGCGAACGTAATGTTTGTTCACTTTCAATGCTAGCTTGGTAATCTACTAAGAAGCTAGTATCTCCTGCAGTAGTTTGTACAGAATCCCAATCTACTTTATCAACAGTTTGCTGCTCTAGGCCAACTAGTTTAATATTAGAGTTATTAGCATAGTCTCTAACTTTTTGGAACTGATCTCTACCAATACCATAGGCCCACATTTGATCTAGTGTGTTACCTGTTATTTGAGTTAGAAGAGCACCATTGCTTGCTGCAGCTACAGAGTAACCAGTCTGAGTGTTTAGGTATATGTTATCTGATATTTTAACTAAATTAGGTCTGTTTTGAGCAAATCTACCATCAACTACATTTCCATTAGCGTCTAGTGTGCCGTTAGGGTCTACAGGTCTACCGTATTCGTCCTTCTCTTTAGAGATAGGGTCTAACTGAAGACCTCTACGTAAGACTTGGTTATTGGCTTTCCTCATATTATCTAAGAAAGAAGAACCACTTAACTTGCCTTCTACTTTAGAGGCAGCAATAATAGCGTCTAAATTTCGACTTCTTTGTAAATTATATCCACCCTTTAGCCTAACTGCTTTTTGAAAATCTAACCCTGTTATATCTGTTATAGCTTTGGTGTTGTTATAAGTCAGACTATTAGCTAGTTTAGTTGCTTGTTCAACACTCTGACCACGAGAAGTAAATGTATTTATTATGTGATTAGCTTTTTGTTGGTATCCCTCTGCAGCAAGATCAGGGTTACCACTGTTCATTTTAGCCCATGTTGCCGCTGATTCTTCAGCAGTAGAGCCATAACTAGTTGAACCAAAACTAGTGCTTCTACCCCAACTTTCGTATCGTGTACCGTCTTCTTTTAATCTAGGTGTTATAAGTCTCTCAGTAAAGACCCGTCCAGATGTATCATTAACAATAGTGATTTTAGTAAATGCTTTATCATCACCTGCCGTATAACGGTAATCAGAGGTGTCTAACATAGCCTTGTATTCAGACTCTGTCATTGTTTTTTCGATAATTTCTACCATTATACTTTACCTTTATTTACCCATTGTCATCCATACCGCACCTGCAATAAATGTCAGGACTCCAACGGTAACTAATTTTACTAGTGTAGACCAGATAGACTTACGAGTATCACGCCATGCTTCCAACAAGCTACGCATCTCTGTAATGTCTTTATGTGCATCATCGTCTAGTAAGCCAATAGAACGTAAAGCTTCCTTAGCCCCACGCCTAGCTGCACGATCTAGCATATCTTCTATTTCTTCTGGAGAAAGTTTGATGTCACTCATAGTTTAACTCATAAATGCTGAAATGTCAAGATTTTACTACTTAATAAGTAGTTATATTACCTTCACTAAAAGATTCGGCAGTATTAGTGCTTGGGTACTCTCTACCTGCACCCCAAATTATTCTAACTACTCCATTCGAACCAGAAGCACCGCTTGATCCAGAGTCATCTTCTGCGCCTGTACCGCCACCACCATAGGCTTTGGTAGCTAGGGAACCACTTTCAGGAGAGCCTTGAAAACCTTGTATAGCACTTTGGGAGCCTGTGTTATTAGAGGTAGCTTGTGCACCACTAGCACCTTCTCCATAAGGGGATGTACCACCACCACCTGCTGTTACAGCGGATGTGTAGCCATTGCAAGCGCCACCACCGCCACCGCCACCACCAGAGCCAGCCGTACCAAACTGATTGTAATAACCGCCAAGACCGCCATTACCAGAGTAGCCACCAGCACCACCGCCACCGCCTCCTCCGTTACCGTTTGCACCATTGCGGCCTCCACCTCCAGAGCCACCACCGCCTCCGTATGTTGCGAAGTATGAAAAGCCACCAGATACAGAACCACTATTGTTTACATTATAAGAGCCTCTAGTACCGCCATTTGCAAGGAGATAATACGCTGAGTAGTTTGAACTCATTATGCGACTGAGCTGCCCACTACCTGCACTATTAGAACCAGAACTAGAACCCCCTGATCCTCCAACGCCAGCAAGAACTCTAAATTGCTGACCAGGTGTTACTGTTAAGTTTCTCCAATGGAGGCCACCTCCTCCACCGCCTCCACCAGAAACACCGTTGGAAGATAGTGTAGAGGCTGAACCTCCACCTCCACCACCTATGCAGATACATCCAATACTTGTTACACCAGATGGAACAGTCCATAGTTGGTTAATGTTTGTACTTACAAAAAGAGCCTCACCAGGAGGGGTTTTGTTTAGGTTTAAATAAGGAGATTCTAAAGACCAAACGCCTGAGTCACCGTCTGCATAACTGATTTCCTTACCTATTATACCACCGTTTATTCTCCATCTGGACATAATATTACTCTATGATTTCGTAAGACACAATAATTTGAAGATCGTTAACACCACTTGCATATGCTTTTAAGTCATCGTCTTCTTCCAAGTACACTCCAGTGTCTTTACCTAAAACAATTAAAGTACTATCACCAGGTACAGAAATACTACGTGCAAGAAAATAATTTGTAACACCTCTAGTTATGAATACAGATACATCTGCAGCGTTTGCGGTGTCTATATTAGAAACTATAATAGAGTTAAGCTTATAAACTTTATTGCTTGCTGCAGCATTTGCGACAATACTAGCCGTACTAGTACTTAAAGTAGCCATATCAGTTTTACCTGTAATGGTACTGACATTTACAATATTTGGTGCGGTCATTTTATTTACCTTTTATCATCCAAAAACAATAGCCATAGCTATCGACTTACCCGTAGTAACAGCACCGTTTAAAGTTGATGTACTTGCAGTAACGCCTAAGTCTGTAAGACTACCTGCTTTAGCATCTAGCTGTGTTTGTATATTACCTGTAACACCGTCTAGATAACCTATCTCTGTCGTAGTAAGACCTGCAGGAACTCCATCTAAAAGGTTTAGCTCTGCAGCAGTAGCTGTAACACTGAGGTCAGACAAAGTAGACACTGTACCTTTTAAGTCTAGTGCAGACTGTACAGCAGAGTTAATACCTGTAACGTTGTTGATGTCAGATGTATGAACTGTAACACCGTCAAGGATGTTTAACTCTGTACTACTAGCAGTAACATCAGCTATGTCAGAAGCAGTGATCTCACCGTCATCTAAAGGGCTACCTGTAGATATAAGGTCAGCTACTTTTCTTGCCTTACTTTTTGCCATTTACATTACCTTTATAGATGAAAGAGGAAAAGGTACTTTACAGTACCTTAACCTTCAAGTTTTGTGATGCTAGAGATGTGATACGAACAGAAGTACTAGAAGGTACGTCATAATCGTAGTCTGTGCCAAGGATAGCACCTTTGTTCAATGCAGCAGCATCATAGTTTACTGAGACACCATCAGAATAAGGTGCTGCATCAATACCCTCAGAAGAACGTAAGATGATAGCTAAGTCAAAAGTATTACCTGCTGCAAAGAACTGAGCATCTGAAACAGCCTCTAGCTGTGATGTAACCATTTGGTTTTGAGTAACAGCTAATGCATCTCTCAATGCAGAGTAGATAGTGTTTGACGTAGCGTTTGTCCAAGTTTCAGAATCATAGGTGGTGTTACTATTATACTGCCACGTACCTGAGTTATCACGAATGATATTACGAGTACCGTTTGAGTTATCTAAAATCTCAAACGTTGTACGTCCATCTGTAGAGAATGCATAGTACTTAGTACCATCTCCACCATCATCAGCATCCATTGAGTTAATATCCGTCCAGTCAGCAGTATTAATCTGACCTGTATTGTTTGTAATCAATGGGATGTATTGATCGTGTGGAGTGACATCTTTTAAGTACTCACTTTGTGTTTCTATTCTGTAGATAGTACCAGATTCTCTTAGAACGAACAAATACTTACCATCAGGTGTTAAGTGAGCATCTGATGCATTAGACATAAATGTCGATAGACGTGTAATACCTAAAAAGTCGTTAATAGTGTTTTGACCAATAAGGTGACCATAAGTATTACTTGTTGATTCATATGTTCTAAAGATTACAGGATCATGTCTGTTTGTTACAGGGTCTTGTGAGTCTTGGTTAAAAAAGTCTCCCCGATAAGCACCAACATAAACTTCATTACCCCTACCTTCATAGAAAGCCATTTGAGGGTAGTCACTAGAAGTACTCGTACCTCTAACAAGATTTCCGCTAGTACTATAGGTATAAGAACTTGTATATCCTTGGTCTGGCCTAAAAGGCTTTCTTAGAGAAAAGAGTGCGTGAATGTGGTTTGTTGCTGAAGTACCTGTTCTGTAGAACACCCATACTGCTTGACCATCTGGTGTAAAGTGCCAACAGTTACCTGGACCTGTACCAGTACCAGGGGTATTACTTATTGATGTACCACCATATGAGCCAATAGTACCATTCCAAGATTCCACAATAGCGGCTCCAGTTGTTGTAATATCATAAGCTGTTGCAAGAGGTGCACCATAGAACTGACCGTCATCACCATTCCAAGTCCAGAAGTACTTACCTCCGTGAGTAAACTGAAGGTTTCTGACTCGCTCACTTGAACCTATGCCACTAAAGCTTAGGTTTTTAGATGTTACAGTAGCGCCAAGTGTAGTCAAGTCCCAAGGAGTACCAAAGGTACGACTATGAATAACAGGGTTATTTGTACCTGTAGTTTGAGAAAGGTAAAATAACTTAGTACCATCCTCACTAATATAAATACCTTGAGTACTACCTGTAAAGCCACTTAGACTTATAGACTGGTATGAAGTAGAAGAAGAGTTATCTCTATTAAAGGTAGTACTAATAGAGTAGGCTGCATCTAATTTAATCTCTGATACAACAGGGTTGTCATTAGTCCAGTGCGTAACCAAAAGACCTGTACCATCATTGTTAAATGCAGTAGGACACCTGAACTGATGCTGGTTCTTACGTCCAATGTCTAGTGTATCTAATGCTAAACCAGCATTATGGCTACAACTAGTTGGGGAGGCACCTTTAGAGAATGAGAAACTTAAAGTAGGATACGAATATCTGGCTGTATTTGTATTACCATTGTCCCTATGTTTAAAGTACGATGAATTCCTAGCTGATGTGACGAATGAAGTACCGCTGTCGTTAAAGGCTAGACCTTGTGAAGCATCTCCTCTATTTGCACTACTTTCAGACATATTTTGGACGTTTACTCCTCCAAGTGTTCCTGCACTCCAATGAGTACCAAACTGTTGACGCATAAAGTTTGTATTATCGGAAGCCATAGTGTAAACATACTGCGTATTTCCATTAGAACTGTACTGTATTCTAGGGAAGTACATAGGGTGGTAGTTGTTATTAGTCTGTGTATAGGAAGACGGAGAACCACTTAAAGTACCTAAATCAAAAGCAGTACTCATAGTATCACTTTTAATTGTGTCAGCATTATCGTTTGTGTTACCTATCCAAACAATCTTAGTACCATCATCAGAAAGAGCCACACCCCAGTTACTACCTACATTAGCAAAGTTTGTCTTTGAAGAGTCAGTACTTTGGATATACTGTTTAGCTGTGTCTAAGTTGTATGCCTCTGTACAGATCATTTTTCTGATATAGCTGTCACCTACATTAAAAAACAGTTCTTGTCCAGAGTTAGCCCAGACAATATCTCTAGCGTAGCCGTTTGTATTTGTATTATTGCTGTTAATATTAACAGTTTCTGTAGACCCAAGAGTTGCAATAGAATAGGCTGTAGATAACGTAGTTACATTAATAGAAGTATTTTTTATCCACATAATTTTAGTACCATCATCATTAATTCTAAAGTCTTTGATGTTACTAAATGTTTGAGAACCTACATAACTAGCAGTTGTTAAATCAAACGCTGTTGTAAGTTGATAATGAAACATTGTATCTGTATTATCGTCAGATATGTACAGGTTAAAACCATCAGCAGAAAAGTCAAAGCTCCTCGCAATCTGAGGGTTTGTAGTACCAACATTACCTGAAATATCTAAAGACTGTGCGTAATCAGTAGCACCAGTAGGTAAACCTTGAATACTATTTGCAGTAACAGCAGCATACTTTAGCATACGTGGAGTAACACCACTACATAGAATAAAGATGTCATTGCCATTATTATAAAAACGAATACGGTTAAAGTTGTTGTCTACATCCTCACCGTCCCAGTGAATGGCTCCACTTGGTTCTGTGTATGTGTAATGATAACGTTTTTCAGCATTACGTTCATATATTACTGCCTGAGCAGGTGCTTGTTTATTGTAGTGTGTTGGGTTATAGTTATCTCTGTTATCAATGAAAAATACTTTATGCCCATCATTGCTTGCAGTTAAGTTATATATCTCACCCGCAACTGCTTGAGCATCTTCTATCTCGTCATTGTTAAACCACACTTCACTAAGATCAAAGGCATCGTTTAAACCAATAGACCAGAACTGTTGATAAGAATAGCTATTACCAACAGAAGATATGTACATCTTCTTTTTATCTTGGTTAAACTCAAAAGATGTCATATTAAAAGTAGCTCTTGGAAAAGTAATAGTTTTAACTACTTTTGAGTTAGTTACGTTACCTGTTGTGTTGGCCCTTTCAAAGAAACCGCTTAGTTTAGCTTTAGTGCCATCAAACTTAACAGCATACATTTCCCAATCACCCGAAGCGATTGTAGAGGTATCCGCAAACGCTGTAACAAGTTCATAAGCACCCGCAGTAGTTTTTAGAACTGCTTCACCGCCATTACCAACAATACGTTTACCTACATCTGTAGAAGCAAAAGAACCTGAACCAAGAGTAAACACACCGTCATCATCAGCTACAGAAGGGGTAAGTGTAGTAGCTGTTGCAGTGTCTTCAATATCGTAGTTTGATCCTGATGAATTTACATCCCAGTTACCTTTTGAGAACACACCTAATTGAGGTACTTCTTTAGTTACAGAAACTATAGGAGTAGGTGTAGAAGCTGCACTTAAAGAAACGGTAGCTGTTTCATTTTCAGTAAAAGACTTAGTAAGCGTACCCTTAACGGATGCACCTGCTGCGTTGTTTAACTGTGTTTGAACATCTGAAGTGACACTAGAAAGGTATTGAGTCTTCTGAATGTCACTGGTTGTCACACCTGCAGCATCTGCACCTGTAGTGATGTTTAGGTCTGCAGTTGTAGCAGTAACGCCATCTAGCGTATTAAGCTCAGTATTAGTTGCTGTGACACCATCAAGCTTACTGACATCAATAGCTGCGTCTGGTGCAATGTCTGCGTTTTTAATGCTACCGTCTGTGATGCTATCACTGTTTACGTTTGACGGTGCTGGTTGGTTACCAATATATGCCATTTCTATTTAACCCCTTAAGATTGCTCTAGTACAGATACGATAACATCAAGACCAGAAGCCACGCTGCTAGTTACTTTGATTACGTCTGTTGATTCAAGTACGATTTTCTGTTCGCCACCAATAGGTACTAATGCACCGCCTGATGGGACAGTAGCTCCTTTTACAATATACACACTTGTACCTGCTGATGTGTCTGTGACGACAACATCACAAGTAGTAGATGCACCTGTAATATTTGAGATAGTCATTCCAATAACTGTTGTTGTAGCCCCAGAAGGAACAGTATAAACACTTGTTTGAGATGTGCCTATTGCTGAACCAACTGCGTTTTTAAAAGTGTTAGCCATTTTTAAATCCTTATCCTAACGCAATAGCTAAAGCAAGTGCATCATCTGCTAGAGCATAACGTGCATCGCTTTCTGTTTTGTTGTAGTGGTTAGCTACTTCAAAGATTCCGTAGGCAACAATGTCTACAATATCCCCTGCAGTAGCTCCTGATGTTAGCACAATAGCTGTGCCTGAAGTTGCAGTAAAGTCAGTTCCTAGTATTAGCTTAATACCATTTAAATAAACGTCTACATAACCGACATCATACGTAGCAGCAAAAGAGGTCTGTCCTCCTGTTGCTGTATAAACAGAACGTTGTGCTGTACCGTTTACTGTACTACCTGCTGCAACCCAACCACCGCTGCCATAGATAAATGGTTGATTAGATGTACTGTTAAAGTACATTGCACCAGTAATAAGTGCATCACCATCATTATCTGTTGCTGGCTGTGTAGCCTTTGCTCCTAAATAACGATCATCAAACGTGTCGTAAATAGTTGCGACAGTGGCAGCATCATTAGATGCAGAGGTAGCTGAGTTTGCTGCGTTTGTTTCGCTTGTAGCAGCATTTGTTTCTGATGTGGCTGCAGCAGTTGCACTAGCAGAAGCAGCAGTAGCTGATCCTAGAATACTATCAACATATGTCTTAGTTGTCAAGTCTGCAGCATTAGTAGGTGTATACGTAGTAGTAATCTTAGAGCTACCCATATCAATAGCACCTGTCATAGTGCCACCAGATAAGTCTAGGAAGTTAGTTGTTACGTAATTCTGTGTAGCTGCATCTTGTGCTGCAGTAGGATCACCCAAGCCTGTAATCTTGTTTGTACCCATAGCAATGTCACCAGTCATCGTACCACCTGCTAGTGGTAGCTTGGTTGCAATGCTAGTTGTAATAGTTGTGGAGAAGCTAGGGTCATCACCTAGAGCAGCAGCTAGTTCATTTAGTGTGTCTAGTGTGCCTGGGGCTGAGTCTACAAGTGCAGCTAATTCTGTATCTACATAACCTTTACTTGCTGCGTCACCTGCGTTTGTTGGTGTTGTTAGGTTAGTGATAGTAGCTGTAGTACCAGCATTCATATTCAACGTACCGTTGATGGTTACGTCTGTAAATGTAGATGAACCACTTGAAGCTGTAACATTACCTGTCACATCACCTGTCAGGTTACCAGTTACATTACCTGTAACGTTACCTGTGATAGCACCTGATACTGGCCCAACAAAAGACGTTGCTGTAACTGTCGTGCCTGTGATAGCTGCTGGACTTGTTGCACCAATAATAGTACCGTCAATAGCCCCACCATTAATATCAGCAGTCGCCAAGGTAGCTTGTCCAGATGTCGATAGAGTTGTAAAGCTACCAGCAGCAGTAGTACTAGCACCAATAGTAGTACCATCAATAGCACCTCCGTTGATGTCTACAGTGCTGTGTGTTGATGTACCTGTTGAGGTAAGGTTAACTGTAGTTACGTCACCTGTAAAACCTGATGCACCTGTTACATCTAGAGTGTTGGAAAAAGTTGTTGCACCTGTAACACCTAGAGTACCACCGACAGTAGCATTACCTGAAGCGTCCATTGTAGTGAAGTCTGCAGCAGCAGGGGTAGTAGCACCGATAACTGTGCCATCAATGTTACCGCCATTAATGTCTACTGTTGTGAAGGTAGAAGTACCTGTTGATGTAACGTTACCTGTTAGGTCACCAGTAACATCACCTGTGACATCCCCTGTCACGTTACCTGTTACATCACCTGTAAGATTACCTACAATAGCATCAATGTAACCGATACCGTCAACGTACAAGTCTTTAAACTCTAGGGTAGAACTACCAAGGTCAATATCATTAGTGACAGCAGGAATAATAGCACCATCTTGGATTCTTACTTGGGCTACTGCAGCACCACTTACCTCTGAGTGAAAGGTAACTCTGTTTGATGCTGTATCTACTGTTACTTTATTGAGGCCATCTAAGTCTGCGATAAGAGGAACATAAGTACCTTCTGCAGAAGTACCATCGTGTTTGTGGCCTGTGCTGTTATTAAAAGCATCTCGTATTGCGTTAAACTCAGCATTAACTGGTGCAGCTTTAATAACTGCATTAGCAATAATATCAGCTACTGATTGTCTTGTATAACCTGCCATGTTACAACCTGTCTCCTACTCCAAATGTAATCACAAGACCCTGTATACTGTGTGACGCATTGGTGTCATTAGTTACGTATTTAAATGAGGCTGACTTACCTGAGCCTGAAATGTTTGTTCTTTGTACAGGCGCAGGGTTACCATCAAAGATTGCAGTACTGTTATATAAAGCCTCGTTATAGTATGCTGCAGCACCCTCTGTAACTAGGGTAAAGTTAGTCGGGCTTAGTGTCTCAATGTCTTCATAATCATAAAGGGCCGACATAATAATCTCGTTGTCACCTTCTGATCTTAGATAAGTTGCGACTGTATAATAAACTTTACGTTGCTCTGGGTCTTGCATATGAAAGAAAGGAGTTTGAAAAACACTTAATATGTTTTCACCGTCAAAGTCATTACCTCTCTCTTGCCTATGCACCTTACCGTTTGAGTCACCGTGTATTACATATTCATACTGACCGATGTAACCACTAGCAGCACAAGTGGTAAATACACCTAGCATCTGTCCGTATTCAAACTGCAATCCGTTAGGTGTTTGTCTAAAGCCACCAATAATTCCTTGACCTTCTGCAGCACCTAGGAAGTAACGGAACTGTGTCTTCTGTCGTATAACTACTGCGTCTAGCTTATCTAGATCAACATCAAATACAACATCTGTAAAGATAGACTGAATGTCTTTTGAGACTGTCTCTAGGTTAACGTCACCAATCTTATCAGTACCGCTGACAGGGCGTAGACCATCTTGTGATAAGAATAGTAGGTCACCACCTATCTCAATCACACTGTCGGTAGCCATACAACCTAGATCGTCTGTAACTTCTTGCAGTACAAAGTTTGAGATATTGTCTCCTGCAAGCTTACGAATGTTGTTACTACCAAAGATGTATAGCACATCACGGAAGGACTTGATAGCTACAATAGGAAAACCTACATTAATTACACCTGCACCGTTTGCTGGATCAAAGTCTGTTTCATTATAAGGAGCAGAGAACCAAAGGTTAGTTGACTCTGTTGCATCTCCTGCTAAGAATAAATGATTCTTAAATACGTGAGATACTTTAGGTGCAGAAGGTGTTGTAGATGCATTAATTTGTGTGTAAGTTGTACCATCATAAGTAGCTGCAGGATTTACACCGTCTGTAATTACTACTTTGTCATCACCCCAGTTATACTTAGTAAATCTTACTTTAGGGTAGGTTGATACATCTACACTTGCAGGGGTAGTAATAGTAACCCAAGCCTCAGTTGCAGTATCCCAATAGTATAGATAATCTGTACTACCTGTATCCCAACGTGCAGCTAATATACCATCATTAATACCATTTGCTACACAAACACCTAGTACATTACCAAAACCAGGGACTGTACCGTAGTCGTTACTGTAACCACTAATCTTTCTGTAACCACCAGTAACAGCAGGTTCGTAGTTAATTAAACCAATAGCTGAACCTGGGGATGTCTCACCTTGTGACAACACATCACGACTAGTGTTTAGACCGCCTTGGCAGAATACTTTGAATGAGGCGAGATTGTCAGCCATTATGCACCGTCATTAAATGAACTAGTTCTTGCTTTACCTATAACAGTAGAACGAATGGATAGGGCATCATCCATGAGCACTCGACGCATAGACTTAATGCCATCCTCAAAGTTATTCTGATGCATAGCTGCACTCTGCTCATTGCTACGGAAGCGCATCATAAACATCATAGCACCATCAATAACTACGTGCTTAAAGCGATCAGGGATAATACATACGTCATCATACAATGTCATATCTGAAGGGTAAGACCAATATACGTATTCTACTTCGTATGCTGCATTAGGAATAGGTGTAACACCGAAAGACTCACCTAGTGTTTGATACACACGAGTAGGTGGTCCATCACCGTTTACTTGATCACCACCATCATCTGCTGCACGTACATTCTGTGTGTACTCCTCAAAAGACATAGGCTTCAAGTTCATTGGGCTGTTACCCTCTGAGCTTAACTTCTTAAGATAGAACGTATCCCAGTCAACACTAGAGTAGTCTGAGGGAAAGCTATACTGTCTAGTGCCGATAGTAAGTGTTTGTGTATAAGTAGTTTTAAGGAAAGGCCATTCTTGACCGTCCTGCAGAATAAGTCTAACGCTACTGTTGATTGCATCTTTAGCTAAGGCTTGAACGTTACGTACTGTATCAAAGCCATCACCAGCAATGTCTAGTGTAACTTCATTAAGTCTACGTAGTAATTCATTTGTTAGTGCGACAAAAGTAGCCATAGAGTTATCCTACTATTAAATGTGCTGAAGGGCCAGCCTCTTGACAAGACCAGCCCAACAAGCTATGTAGTATTAAGCAGCGTTGTAACGTGCTGTGATAAGCGCTTCTGGGCGTAGGATTTTACGTCCATATAGGTGCATACCACGAACGATGTCTGCGAATGAATCAGGGTCACGGTAGTTCTCAACTTTGTTGATCTGCTCCGCTGATGCTACTGCATCTTCCTGACCTGCAACGATAACACCGTAGTTGTCGTTCTGTGCTGTTGTACCTGAAGTACCTGCGCCAGTGCCTTTTGCTGGTAGGTTGTTAGACACATAAACACGGAAGCCGTGTAGGTTGTTCAACACCAAGCCATTCATTAGACCTGAGCCACCGAAGTCAGCGTTAAGTACACGTGAGTCTTCGTCTTTCAGCATTTCCATGAATACTGGGTCTACAACGATCCAACGTCCACGTGCATCAACACTTTGTGTATCCATCTTACGAGCCATACGAGCGACGACTGTTAGAGGAGAGACAGTTGTTGCTGACAATGCAGTTGCACCTGGTAGGCGTGGTGCTAGAGGAACTGAGTCACCTGCTGTTGCTGTACCAGCAATAGTCAAGTTACCGAAGTCAGTTGCGTCTAGGTGGTTCGCTGTTAGGAACTCGCCTGTTAGGTTACCTGCTGTGTCATGCTGTGCATCACCAGATGTTGCAGTTGAATACTCACCTGCTGAT